CCACCACCATTAACTGCTTTGCTACCTGTTGCAATATCAAATAAAACTCTTTGCTCAGAGGCATTAAGAATCATTTCTCCAGTTCTTACATTGGCAGTTGTATTATCGCCACCATTTGCAGCACCATTAAAACCACCAACAACGCCACCTGTTGCAAAAGATGCGTTTGTTATTTCTTTTACGTTTTTTAATCCTGCTAATGTTGTTAATCCTGCAACAGCAATATTGGCTGGGTAGGGATAATCTTGCATAGCTCTTGCCGCTGCTGCATAGGTACTTATTGTTGCAGATGCGATTGATAAGGCTTTATGTTCAGCAGTTCCCTCTTTTGAAATTGATACTGCTAACTCTGATGCTTTTGCAAATCCTGCAACCTGCTTATCAATTGCATTTTGTTTTGCTTTTAATATCGCTGCCTCTGTCTTGGCTGCGTTTTGTTGTTGTGCGATTGAAGCTTTTAAATTTGCTGCCTCATCTGCTAATGCCTTTGATTTTGCATCTCTAATCTTTTTGTTTTTCTCAAGTGCTGCATCTAATTCAATAGCTGTTTTCTTGTCATTAAAAGCCTGTAAACTTTCAAGAGTAACTATTCTCTGTTCAGCATCTAATTCTGTTTTAGCAAGTATTGATTCTTGCTCTTTAATATTCTTCTCTTCTTTTAAAGCTGCAACCTGAGCCTCAAAGACTTTTTGCTCTTCTAATATTTTTAGGTTTTCAGCTCTTTTTGCTTTAACTGCTGGGCTTTCATCCGAACTTTCACTTGGCGCAGATTCAACTGCAATTAATTCTTTTCTTCTTGCGATTAACTCTTTTAATTGCCCATCGCTGGCTTTTAGCATGCCATTTACTTTATCTATGCTCTGTTGAGTTGCTGCATCAAACAAGCCAAAGAATGAGCCTTTATCACCTTCTAGTTTTTCTTTTCTACTAATTAAAACTTGAGTTTTATTTAAATTTTCCTCAATGCTTGCATTAACATCATCAAGAGGGCCTTTAGTTTTTATTAACTGCCCTGCTAGGTTTGCATATACTGAAACATAATCAGCAACAAAACCAATGCCTGCTGCAAGAACTTCTTTGTTATCAACTAAAACCTTTGTTAAATCTTGTAATGCACTTGTAATAGTTTTTGCACCAACAATTAAATCTGGAGCAAATGCCCCACCGATTTCAGATTGCAATAAAAAGAAATTATCTTTTAATGTAGAAATAACTCCATTTAGAGTTTCAGATTGTTTTTTTACTGCGCCCTCGAAAAGGCCACCCGATTCTGACATTGAATTAAAAGCTTCTTCAAACTTTGCAAAATCAACTTCTCCTGCTGAAACCATATCTTTGACAGATTTTCCAGTATCGCCCATTACTTTTTTAAGAGCTGCACCAATTGGAATTGCCCTTTCTTGGAATTGCAAAAGCCTTTCACCTGTTAATTTGCCTGCCGCTGCAACTTGCCCATAAATTAAAGCAACTTCTTTTAAGTCTGAGCTTGAGCCTGCTGCAACCTCGCCAATCTTTTCAATTCTATCTTTAACTGTATTTGCTTCAAAGCCAAATGCAACTAATTGAGCCGCCGCTTCTGAAATACCTTGTAATTGAAATGGAGTTCCAGCACTATATTGAGTTAATTCTTTATATAAACTTGCCGCTTTTTCTTGTGAACCTGTTAACACTTCAAGTTGAGTTCTTATTTTCTCAGTTGAAGCTGCTGCCTCTAATGATCCAAGAACTAAATCTTTTAAGCCTGCGCCGATTGCTTTAATAGCGCCACTTGTTGCGATGGCTGCAAGATTTCCCTTAAAACTATCAAATGCTTTGTCAGATTTCTTAACAGATGAAACTGTATTTTTCTCGAACTTATCAACACCTTTAGATAGAGCGTTTAAAGCCTTTAAAGCTTGTTGCTCCTCAATGGTTATCTCAACGCTTACCTTGTCTGTTGCCATTTCGTTTTGCCTGTTGTTCTTTTTCGTTATCTTTTTCTATTACTAAATTATGCACTAATGCCATGACTTCTACAAACTTTGCAGGTTGATTCATCAATGAACCCTCAAATGGTAACAAACCTTTTTCATATTTGGGATGATAATTAATGAGGTTAGCCCAAAAAGCATTGTAATAATTTCCAATGCACTTAGTAAAATTAACTCTTGGGTTGCCATCATTATTAAAGCTGGGCATATAAAAGTGTCGGGATTTTGACGCATAGTAATTACAGGCCATATGTTCTCTATGCTTTGGCCATTTAACAGCATCACAACTGTATTTTTTCTTACAATCTGCGCATCTGTATTTCGGCTCTGTAAGCGTTATAAAGGCGCTGCATATTTCAGCGTAATCCTTACTAGAAAGCGTGGAAATGGATTTAATGACCTCAACAAGATACATTACAACAGGACAACTCGAACCTGTTGCAGTTATTACTTTCCCTTGCTCGTAACCTCTAACTCAACACCTTCAAGTTTTTCACCTGTAATTGGATCAGTTAATTCTTGAATACCATTTAATAGTTGCCATGCAGATGTTGTTAATTTGTTTCTTTGTTCTAAACTTAGAATTTCACTAACACATTCATCTGTTAATTCATCATTTATAAATTCTAGCTCATACTTTTCGCCATCGTAACACTCAAGACCATCAATTCCCTTTATGGAGTATTTGATATACAAAGCCTGCGCCCTTAATAGGTCATAATGATCCTCGCCATTTTTAACTGTTGTGCAGTTAGAAAGCTCAATCTTTTGGAAATGATTTAATGGAGCTAGTGTAAAAACCACCTCGCCAATTGTTAACTTAACTCGATCTGATAACCTTAATATTTTTGCCATGTGATTCCCCTTATTAGTTTTTGGCAGGGGCATAAGGAATCGAACCTTAATTCTGGGCACCAAAAACCCATGTATTAACCGTTATACGATACCCCTCTATTTTTAAATACTACAACAAAAAATAAGGCCCTGACAATTATGCCAAGGCCAGTGGAGGAGCCACATAGAACTACTTTTGGCAAAGTAGACTTATACTATATAAAAGCGATAAACACAGAATCCGAACCTAAATTTTTATGACATTTTATTTCTACTGATTCGGCTAAGATTCCATCAATATCCGCTACTGGAGATGCTGTTATTTTACCTTGAGGCATCCAGAAAGCTACTATTTCAGAAAACTCTCCAGCCGTTGCACTTGGATTATAAGCATAGCCAAAAACTGAAACATCATCATTTGCATTGAACTTATCCCAAGTATCAGTTGTTGAATTATCTTGTAAGTATGGGTTGAATGAAAAGTTTGTTGTTTGCTCTGTAATTCTTGAGCTAATACGCCCATCAGCATCACAAGCATCTTGAATATAATTAACAGTGTTTTCAATTCCTAAACTTGCCTCTGTATAAGAAAGCTTTGAACCACTTAACCAAACACAAGCAGATAATGTTACTGGAGGTAAGCCATCAGCACTAAAGTCTGGAGCATATAAAGCATCCTCGTCTAATCTATCAATATCTAAACCTTGAACTCCAAATGACATTTGAGGTAATTGACCAACTGACCAGTTTTCAATATTACCACTAACAGCTCTTAAACCTCTTACTTTTTGCTTTATTGCTGCCTCGCCCATGTTATGTTCAGCACTAAATGAAACCGCATTTGATGTGTCAGAGTAATATGTTGTAACCTGAGCAACAACAACAGATGCGCTTGGCGCTCCGTTATCTAATGCAAATGGAAATGTTATACTTGTATTTGTTTGTATTGATGCAATAGGTCTACATTCATAAGCCCCTGCCTCTTTTACAAGAACAATATCTCCAACAGAAAATGCACTTGTATCTGCAAAATCAATTACTGTTGATGTGTGAGTTGTTGCATCACTTGTTTGATCTGCTGCAATTTGTCTTTTACCACCTAATAAAGATTTTAAAAGTACATCTAAACTTTGTGGAGCATCGCCCTCTGTTGCACTTGCTTTAAGCTCAACACCTAACGATCCTGTTGCCTCTGCTAAACCAACTCTTGATGCTTCACTCTCAACAGTCCCACCAAGTGTTTTTCTTGAAAGTTCCTCGCGAGATTTGTTAAATTCTAAAGAATCAGCTAAAACCTCAACGTAATCCGTTGTTGCCGCTGGAACTATATAAGTTCCCTCTGTAACTTCTTCTTTTAATGCCACTGTTGATTCTTTTGTTACTACGCCTATTGCCATTTTCTCATCCTTTTTTAGATTGTTTGATTTCTATATTTTATCGTAAAATTTACCTTAACAGCAAGCCCATTACTATCAACCACCTCTGGTTCGTCATAACTTAAATCACTCACTAGTAAAATATTAGCATTATTTAGTTTCTTTTGGAAAATGTTAGAGTTTATTGTCTCAAACTTATCGTAAATCTCTGATAATAGAGTTCTCTGTTTTT